TCGACTGTCAAAGTCTTAGGAATGGACATGCGTGGATTATTCACTTTCTACGTAACGCTGATGTACAAACGGTCGTTGTTGACGGTGCAAATGGTCAAAAAATATTAGAAGAAGCAATGAAAGATGCGAAGTTAAAGCCGCCCATATTGCCAACCGTAAAAGAAATTATTGTAGCAAACTCAATGTTTGAACAAGCGCTTTTTCAGCAAACAATTGTTCACAGAAGCCAGCCATCATTGTTTCAAGTGGTTACAAATTGTGAAAAACGACCGATCGGAACAAGTGGTGGGTTTGGCTATCGTTCACAGATTGAAGAAAATGACATTGCGCTTATGGATTCTATGATATTGGCACATTGGGCATGTGATGAACATAAAGAACGTAAACCGCAGAAAATTAGATATTGAAGGATGTGAAGATATGATTAAGTTGTTTGGTATTTTATTTGTTTTTTTAATTGGTGTACTAGTAGGTATTGTTGCATCAGCTAAAGTACTAGTTGATGATGTAAAAGGTGAACAAAAATTTATCAATGACTTGATTAAGAAATACGGATGAAGGGAGTTGTGATCCATATCTCCTAACTACCAGGTGCGGTAGCCGTTTGGTATAATGGGATTGGGGTGATAAAATGGAGGAAAATGTAGTAATCGATAGTGGCATTTTTGTCTATGGTACTCCAGAAGAGCAAATTGAATACATTAAATCGCTTTACCCAAACAAGAAATTCGTTATTCACACGGTTATATCGGGGACAGCGCACATAACTGTATATCATTAATCACACCTAACATTCGTTGGGTGTTTTTTCTTGCCTTTTTCACGATTGCAGGCGTTAAAGAACAATTGTTTTTATTATGCTTATTTTTCGCCTTTTTAGCACTTGTAGGCGTAAAAGAACAAGGCGGTTCGTGGCTCGTAACCACGTAAAAAAACGTAAACCAATGGAGGTAATGGAATATGAATAGAGAGTTTTTACAAAATTTAGGACTTGAAAAAGAAGTCATCGATAAAATCATGTCAGAACATGGAAAAACAATTCAAGGAATGAAGCAAGAACAAGAGCAGTTTGACTCACTAAAAAGCGAAAAAGAACAGCTAGAACAGCAGTTACAACAGTTAAACGACAAACTTACAACACAAGAAAAAGAGTTAAGTAGCGTAGAAGAATTGCAATCAAAGCTCAAAACTTACGAGCTTGAAAACTTAAAAATCAAGATTGCTAACCAAGCGGGAATACCGTTAGACCTAGCTGGTCGATTAAGCGGAGAAACTGAGGAAGAAATAAAAGCAGATGCTGAGAAATTGGCAGGTTTCGTGAATAAGAAACCGACTTTACCGCTTAAACCTAGTGAACCGCAAAATGTCGACCCAAAAGAAAAAGCTTATGAAAAAATACTAGAGAATCTATAAAGGAGTTGTTTTGAATGGTATTAAATAAAGGTACTTTGTTTGACCCAGTATTAGTAACGGATTTAATTAATAAGGTTAAAGGTGAATCGTCACTTGCACGTTTATCACAACAACAGCCTATTCCGTTTAACGGACAAAAAGAGTTTGTTTTTACAATGGAAAATGAAATTGATGTCGTTGCTGAATCCGGCAAAAAATCACACGGCGGAATTGACTTGCAGCCAATCATCATTACACCAATCAAAGTGGAATATGGCGCACGTGTTTCTGATGAATTTATGATTGCCGACCAGGAAGAACGTATCGGTATTCTTAAAGCATTTAATGACGGATTCGCTCGTAAGGTTGCACGTGGTTTAGATTTAATGGCGTTTCATGGGGTTAACCCACGTACCGGTTCACTAACGGCGGTCATTGGGAATAACAATTTTGATGCTGTGGTTACTCAAGAAGTACAGGCAGGTGCAGGACTAGATGACCCGAATGGAGCGGTAGAATCTGCTATTGCACTCGTTCACGGTTCCGATGAAGATGTTACAGGAATGGCTATCTCTCCAGCTTTCCGAAGTGCATTAGCAGCACAAAAGGACGCACAAGGCTTACCAATGTTCCCAGAATTAGCATGGGGTAACGCTCCATCTGACATTAACGGCTTGCCAGTAGATGTGAATCGCACGGTATCCGATATGGCTGCGAACGACGCCAGGGCATATGTTGGAGATTTCCAAAATGCGTTCAAATGGGGATATTCAAAACAAATCCCATTGCGTGTCATTGAGTACGGTGACCCAGACAACAGCGGAAATGACTTGCAGGGATATAACCAAGTCTACATCCGTGCTGAATTGTTTTTAGGATGGGGAATCCTCGAGCCAGACGCTTTTGCAGTTATAACAGAAACGGGTGCAGGCGGAGGTGTTGAGGGTTAATGGCAACCTTCAAAGCGAACGTAATTCAAGATATTCCGGCTAATCGCTTGGTGGCTTTAGCCGGAATAGGTTCAGTTGATAATCGTGAGTATGATCAAATCTATTTAAAGAAATCTGAACTAGGCTGGATTCCTGACTTTGTGACGAATGTTGACTTGGAAGAAGGACAAGAGGCGGATGTTGTAATTAAAAACAATCCTATTTGGAACGTAGAAGCGGCGCAACGTCTTCCAGCAGGTACGTTAGTCATGTGTGACGAAGAAGGACGTGTCAAGTCGTATAATCCGTCGCAAGGGAATCATATAGGCTATACAACGCATGAAGTAGAAGCCGGTGAAGTTGTTTCTATCGTCCGTAAATACGGGAACATGCCACAGAGTCAGGTAGAAGCATCATCGTACAACGTTGAGCAAGAGGAAGCAGAGGATTAAGAGGTGATGTAAGTTGAAATACAAAAACACTAAAACAGGGGCTATCATTGATAGTCCCTTTAAAATTGTTGGAAAAAATTGGGTAGAAGTAACACGAAAAGAATCCGAAGGACTTAAACAAAAACAGGAAACTAAAGAAGAATACGTTGAAGAAGAAGTCAATCTTGAAGAAATGACAAAAGCTCAATTGATTGAATTTGCCAAAGAACATGATATTGAAATCAACGAAAAAGACACAAAAGCGGTGATTATTGAGACAATCGCAAAAGCCTTTGAATAGGCGGTGATAAAATGGAACCTTTTGCAACAGTTGAGGATTTAAACAATCTGTGGCGACCGTTGAAACCGGATGAACAGATTAGAGCAGAAGAATTGCTTAAAGTCGTTTCAAATCGGTTACGGCAAGAAGCGGACAGGGTCGGTAAAGACATCGACAAGATGATTGAAGAAAAAGGCGAAGTTTATGAAGATGTCGTTAAGTCGGTGACTGTTGATATTGTTGCTAGAACGCTGATGACATCCACAGATAAAGAACCAATGACGCAATACTCCGAATCGGCGTTGGGATATACCGTCTCAGGAACATTTCTCACTCCCGGTGGTGGGATATTTATCAAACGAGACGAATTAAAGGCACTAGGCTTACGAAGACAACGTTATGGGGTGATTGAGTTCTATGACTATGATTAAAGGAATTACAGTCACTCTAATCAACAAAAAAGAAGTTGACACAGATCCATTTGGTAATCCGATCTATGATGATGTAGAAATCGAAGTTGATAACGTGCTTGTAAGTCCGGTATCGACTGAGGATATCGTCAACATCAATGAATTAACAGGTAAAAAAGCAGTTTACACCTTAGCAATTCCAAAGGGAGACGAGAATGATTGGGAAGATGCTGAGGTGATTTTTTTTAATCAAAGATGGCGCACGTTTGGATTTGTGACACAAGGGATTGACCATCTTATTCCGCTCGATTGGAACAAGAAAGTGATGGTGGAGAGGTATGAGTAAGCTAGAATTTGAATTAAATAGATCAGGTGTGGCAGCACTAATGAAGTCAGCAGAAATGCAAAAAATTCTACAAAGGCACGCTACCAAAATCAAAAATCGAAGTGGTGCAGGGTACGAACAGGATATTTATGTTGGTAGGAACAGGGCAAACGCTCGAGTTTGGCCGGAAACGCATCAGGCGAAGTCAAATAACTTAAAAAACAATACTCTGCTAAAGTCGGTGAAATAGATGATCGAAATTATCGTTTATAACTACCTGGACGACAATTTGCCTGTACCTGTTTACACAGAAAAGCCGTCAAATCCACCAAAGCGTTTTGTTCTAATTGATAAGATTGGTAGCAGTAAAGAAAATCATCTAAAATCATCCACTATCGCTTTTCAAAGTTATGCAGAAAGCAAATATCAAGCGGCATTTCTGAATGAACAAGTCAAAGAAGCAGTTGAAAATATGATTGTTCTTGATGAAGTTGCCGGTGTTAGTTTAAACAGCGATTATAACTTTACTGACACAACCACAAAAGAATATCGTTATCAAGCGGTATTCGATATTAATCATTATTAGGAGGTATGAAAATGTCAAATTCAGCTAATGTGACAGCGGCTAAACCGAAGGTAGGTGGAGCGGTACACGTAGCACCAGTCGGCACTACTTTACCAACTGACGCTACAAGTGCTTTAGACGCTACATTTAAATCATTGGGATATATTTCAGAAGATGGATTAACAAACGCAAACAGTCCAGAGTCAGAAAATATCCAAGCATGGGGTGGAGATGTAGTATTATCGCCACAGACAAGTAAATCAGACACTTTTACGTACAAGCTTATTGAAGGATTAAAC